TCATCGCTTATCTCCTGCTCTATATAAATAGTTAACGCACCTCGTTTGTTACGTTTGATTGATAGCTTATCAGTATATACTTCACGTTCATTAGGCTTAACTAATGACTTGAGTTCTTTCTTAGCATCTTCAAATACTTTAGATACTTTATAGTTTTCTAAATAATGATGTTGCAATTCTAAGAAATGATTATCCTTACTGGCATCTCTTGCTATCATATTATCTATAGTCATGTGCTGTACACCAGTTGGTAATTCATTAGGCATCTCAGATGATGGTGGTATATTGTTAACAACATGATTCCAAAAGTCTTGGAGTATAGGTAGCATGCGTTGCCACTCATCATCGTTACGTTCTATTAGTTTACATTCCCATTGGTTGCCAAAGATAACTGATAGATACATCTTATCTAGCTTGGCTACTTTCATATACAGTTGTATTTGTGGTGTGTAGTAAGCAAGTATATCATCAAACTTTCTGAATGAACTGGTATGTTTGCATTCGAGGCCAACATCTACACCATCTTCTTTAAGTACACCATCAAGTGTAGCTTTGAAAGGTACACCATCTATTGTGGTAGATACCTCATGTTGGAAAGCAAGTACTTGTAAATTATATTCTTGCTCAAACCAAGCAATGTTAAAGTCTTCTGTGTATGTACCAAGTTGTACATTAAACTGATCAGACAAATCTACAGGCTCACTCTGTCCTGTTTTCTCTAACCATAACTGATGCCAATCACCACTCATAATCTTGACTGCATCTGACCCACCTATGAATCCCATTCTCCATTTGGGATCACGAACCGGTGGCTTTAGATTAACTACGCTCATTGTGTTCTCCTTTTTTGTTTTATTTTACTGCATTATTGCACCAATTACTAGTCCTCTTGTGCATTATTTTGAGCTAACTCTAGCATATCCAATAGCTTGACACGCTTTTGGTATCGCCATTCGCCTGCATTCCGAAACTCAGACAAGCTAGGAAAGAATGTCTTTGTCTTAGATACATGCTTGACGGCATGCAAGAAGATATCAGCAGGATAATCTTGCAAGCCTTCAGCAATCAGACGTATACGCATAGCGATATCTGATTGTGATTCTTGTGATGGCTTGACCATAACCATCATACATTTCAGAAGTTCTTGTTCCATTTGTTCAAGTGGCATGGGTGTCATGGCATACGCAAGTACATTTAAAGCCTTATCTATTTGCCCACGGGTTGGCTGCTCGACTAGTTTGTATCCACGCACACTGAAGTCATTGTTAAGTACTTCCTCGTAGTTTAGAATTGATGCCAAAGAAGAAAGAACTTTTTGCTCTATCTCTTTTGGTGTTGTAGTTGTTAGGCTTTTTAAAGCTAGTTGCTTTTTGTTGTGGCTTAATTGTAACTGCATGTGCATTCTCTCTGTTAGATAGTATGTTATTAGTAGGTTCGTGTGTCACTGTGTCACCCTCTGAGTGACACTCTGTCACTTCCATAGTGACAGGCTGACACTTCCGTACTCTATATATGTTTACCTGATTCTTTCCCTGACGTTTGCGAATCAAAAATTTTTTATTGACTAGGTATTCAAGCTTACGAATTACAGTTCGTTCACTGAGGCCAGACTTATTTGCAATCGTACTTATAGATGGGTAAGCAATCATGGTTTCTTGGTTGGCATAATGATTGATTGTCAATAGCACAAGCTTTGCTACTGGATCACCAACATCTGCATCCAAGATACCTTGGATATTTTTAAAGGACATACTTATGTTTCAACACTTCTCATTTGGTTCTCCATAGTTTTTTTACTGTTGACTCTGATAAAAACATTACCCATCTAGGTTCTGCATTACCACCCCTCTTATATATAACAGCATCCCGGTTAATCATTGTTGTGAATGGGGATGGGAAGCTGCTATTCTTACGATACTTTACTTCGCAGATTACTTCTTGTCCGTTGAGGTTGATGACGAGATCGCCTTTATATTCGCCTCCCAACGCTCCACTAAGAGGCTGACGCTTTGCTTTGATCTTCCACGATTTGAAGAGCTTGACAAAGAAGTTCTCATGGTATGTTCCTTTTCTGCTAGACGAGCTTGCCAATTTGATTTCTCCTTACAGTTAAAGCAAACAAAGAAAGTTCTACTACTCTTTACTTTCGTAAAGTATCTGCTGTGTGTGCTACACACATCGCATTTCTTCATTGAACTTTTAGCTTACAATCTAAAGCTTCAATCCAATCTAAAAGCATAAAGCCTGATGGCAAGCGTTCATATCTTTCCCACTTACCTATCAGGCTATCGGCACATCCAATTTTGTAGGCTAATGCTTCTTGTGACAGACGCATTTGTATACGTTTATTTACTAATGACGTTACCAATTCTTTCCAATTAGGATTGATTGGAACTGGCTTCGCCCTGTAGTTGAACATGTCTGAATGCTTTGAGTATTCTTTGTGCTGTGTCAAATCTTAAATCCATTCCGTTCATTGCTCTATAGTATGTACTGGTAGGTACACCTGCTACAATAAACATGTCTTTCAAACGCACATTATTATCTGAAGCTATGTCTTCTAGCTGTTGTATATACTTGCACAATACCATACGTACAGAACTACTGCATATATGCAACATGTGCAAGTAAATAATTTATTTAAATTTCTCTTCTATTAAATGTTGCATTAAGTTGTTAGCCAATTCATCTATACAACTTGTGTTTAGGTTGTGTTCCTCGCATTGATTTTGGAACTCATCCAATGTCATGCCTGATATATGATCTACTATCTGATCGTATATGGCATCATTTACTGGATGTGACATGATGCATCATCTTCGCTTTGCCATTGCTTGAGAAGTGCAGCACATGCAAATGCATGTGACACACTGTACTCTCTGCGTATATGTTCAATGGCTTGCTCGTTGGTCATCTCTTCAAGCAACTCACCGAATCGTTGCTCAACTTCTATGCATTGATCTTTCAATCTACTCATGGCTATACTCCTTTACTCTTTCTGTTACACCATAATGCTCTAGCATTGGTTGCTCTTGCCATTGATGCCATTGTTTCTTGGTGCTTTCCACAAAGCTAGGTCTGTGTACTGACGTAGCCAAGTCACAAATTGCATTGGCAATATTGACTGCATCACATTCTCGCTCAACTGATTGACCGATAAGTGATGTTAGATATTCATTGAATGAATCCATAGTGTTCTCCTTTGTTGTTGTGTTAGTTTTAGGTTAGGCTTTTTCCTACCCCCTCCCATCTTGCAGATGAGATGGCTTTGGTTACCTCGTTGTGGCGAAGCACCTCTGCCCGGTGAGGATGGTTGGCATCATCAGCATGCGATGACCACCAAGTAAGTGCATTGTACAATGCCCACTTGTTACGGCCAAGCTTCTGTGATTCTGTGTTGTACAAACCCATAAGCTTTTCTAATTTAGTTTCGTTAATCTTAGTTTGTGTAGTATGGGAATGACGATTACATATTGTATTCTTGAGGAATATCTCTGCTTCCGATGGTGATACTGGCATCGATGCGTACTGCTGCCATACATCTTTGTTATCCCAGAATGTAGTCAATGCATTGCGTATCTTTGCAGATGTACCTGCTAAGTTGAAGCCAGTGGTATGCTTGCTTCTTTCATATGATAGTGAGTTAGCAGAAGCACAACCATTACTGCACCACAATCTATAGCCTTGTGCCTTAATCATAATAGACCACATACCATCATAAGAGTTCAGGTACTCAACCTGAAAGCGAATGTAGTCACCGACTTGAGGCTCAACAACTAAGTCATTGAATGCTATCTTGCCTTTCATCTTTGCACCATTCTCATATACTTCTTGCGTATGTGTGTAGTCTTTGGATATGACTGACATGTCAATTGCAGATTGCATACGATCTACAATGTCACCATGCTTGACCATCTTGTAAGCACCACCATGTGTACCAAGTACGTGACCAGTATCGGTGCGTACAATTGCACGTTGCATTGATGAGGGTACTGGGTAGTTGTGTGTTATTGTTCCGTATGTATCTCTTTTCTCTGCGACTAGAGGCACAACCTCTACCGGGAAATCATAGTCTGCTAATATTGTTTGTGATCCGTCCATTTTGTATTCTCCTTTTGTGTTTATGTTATAGCAAAATCAATTTGATTTCACTACATGGATATAATTTTCGGCCCGTAACACACACTAAAGTTGAGCCTCTGCCCAATGGGTAAGTGTATTGCAACGAGCCTGCGAGTGATACGCAATACTCCTTTATGCGATATTAAACATAGAGTAGGATAACGTAATTATGTACGGCAAGCTGTGATGCCTGCCGTACTGGGGAATAATTAAGCGACACTTTTGATGCTATCGTTGAGTATCTTATCAGCCTTGTCTTGTGGTAGCTTACATATATCTTTCGGTAGCTTTACCTTTAGACCAAGATGTTCTGATACCTTGTCCTCAAAGATTTGCTGTTCAGCTACAGTTCTACCAGTTTTCTTGGCTCTGATAGCAAGTAAAGCATTCGATGCTTTATCTTTGAGTTGTGATTTGTTAGAAGAACCCAAGGTCTTAGGTGAGAATATCTCATCAAGCATAGTAGTATACTTGTCGAGACCCATCCAAGGTGAGCCGAATG